ACCAATACTCTACTGTGCTTATAAACAATTCATTATTTTTTTCATCTCTACGCGCAATTCCCGAATCACGCAACTCTTCCATTTCATACAATAGTTCTTTTTGACTGTTTTCTGAAAAATCGTCAACACTTGTATCTGTTATCGAAGTCATTTGCAGATTTCCTGCATTGAACGCAATATATATAAACTTTTGCAAATCAACCTTGTAATCTGGATATTCAATCATCGCAAGATTAAAATCAATAATCGGTTCATTTGTAAGCTGTGTTACAGTTTTTTCAAACATTCTGGTTTCCATCGGTCCCACATAAAAGAAAAAGAAACATATTTCTAAAATGGCTATCCCCGAAATGTGTGCAAATATTGAATACATTGTTAGTTATAGTATACATTGAAAAAAACAAGTATAGTAAATCATGTTTTGGTGACTCGCACTTCTTTAATTGACGTTGAAGTGAACGCAACAAAATCGTTACTATAAAAGCAATCTCGCATTAGTCTATCTATTTGTTTTTTTATATAATCGGCCATCCACGCCTCTCTATACACATGTTTGACGATATGATAAAAACAACCATAATTTTCTTTAAGTATAGCACGGCTATTTACATGGACCGGAATCGTTATTTTCAAATCCCATCCCGCAAGTTCGCGAGGCGTTATGTCCATATGTAAAAAGGGGTATTCTTCTAGCGATGATGTTACATTACAATTGCTTTCTCGCTCGATAACCGTTGCTAGATGAATATTCAGATAATTTTTTACTATATCAACAAATCCATCACATGCGCATAAATGGATAAATATAGACATATTATTCGATTCTCTTACCATGTTGTAGTTATAGTAGTTTATGAATAAAAAAAACACCAATTTATTCGTCCTTATACAAATAATTATAACAAGTCCAATATTTTGCGGGCGTTTGAATAAAAAATGGTCGTATATCTGTATCTTTAATTACAAATTGTTTGTTTTTTTTAACATACGGACAACCGTTTAAATTGTCTTCATTCCCAAATCCATGAGCATTTGAAAAAAATGTTTCATTGTAATCTAACAAGATTATATCGTTATTTTTCATCCAATAATGTGTGATTTCTGTTTGGTCATCATCATGATAATCCATATCTATTTTGAGAAAATTTTGTTTAAATGCTTTTACATATCCCATACACATACCAGCGTTTAAATAATACTTATCATTATCTTTCATATTGTTTGTATCAACATCGATTGCTATCTTTTTCATTTCAGTCTTCTCGCTATCTTCAACACCTGGCGTGCAACATGCGCGTTCGGTTGAAAATACTATTTTTAAATTATTGTCTAAATCCCCGACGTTTTTATTATAAAATTGTTTAAATGTTGATGCGATTTCATCACTATTACGATTTACATAAACATCTCTTGAATCTATTATAATTAATATATCTTCATCGTTTAAATCGGTATTTGTTATATATTCCTGATACTTCTTAAATTTATTTCCAAACCCTTTCCATGATTCACCTTGACCTACAAATTCATAATCATAATCATAATGTTTCAATATTTTTTCTAGTTTTTGTTTATTTTCATTATCTTCTTGATTTTCATACGAAATCACCCTTACCTTTGTCTCATATAGCCCTTCCTTCACTTTGGTATTTATAAATACGCATAGTAATATGATTAGTAAAAATGTGGCTATAACAATTCGTCTCCTGATAGATATCATAATTAATTCGTTCTTATGATATCTTCATAAAATAATACCAACTAAACCGTTGGGAAAAATTCCCAATCTAAATCGCCACAGACCTTCTTCCATATCATGTCCTGCTCCAACTGTTTCTCTCTATCTTTCATCATTGGTATATACGGCAAATATTGTGTCTGGTCTAACAATGTGCAGAGCTGATACAATGTATACGTATAATTGAAGAAATTGGTTCGATTCGCGGGACAATGAACAGCCCATGGCTTCTGAATCTCAATAAAGAGAACACACAATGTTTCATGCAATTCTTCATTCATAATGGGTGGTTTCACGCCGAAAATGGAATTGATATATTGAATATGTTCGAAATATTTGTTCAGCCCTAATTTGCGCAAAATCTCGCGCATCTTGTCGTAATTGATTAATTTCAAATCGGTTATTCTTTCTTTCTTGATTCGCGCCCGAATCGCTTCTATCACTTCTTCCGGTATTTGCGTCGTTTCCTTGGCTTGGAATTGCGATAAAATCTCTTTGAAATGATTGAGGCGGATATATGCCGTATAAGATACCTCGTTTGGGGGGTCTTTGTTGTTCGGCTTGGAACTATCTACAATATAAGTGATGAATTGTCCACATTGAGTGTTATTGCATATCATAATACCGTCTTCATCTTGTGCTACCATCTCACCCTTATTACAAACCATGCACAGTTCGCACGACATGATATAATCTTGGGGATTCGTAAACTCGCGATTTACATTTCGCCAATAATCTTGGTATAATCTTTTGGATTGCATATATTTATTTGGGTCAGTCATTGACTGGTCTTTCGATTTCACCTTGAAAAAAGAATTGAGAACGGTTACATTCTGTGCCGGCTCACCTGACGATATCTGCTTCTTTTGCTCGAAATAATCGAATATATCTTGGGAATTGTCTAGGAGATATTTGTTCTTTTCTTCTTTCAAGCGTTTTATTTCGGACTTCTTCTCTCGTATTTGGTCCTTGATATCTAATTTGAGTTCGATTTGACTCTTTGGTAGGGATTGATATTGTGATTTTAGGGTAGCGATTTCTTTCACCAATTTAGGAATGAGCATCGTCTCATTTTCGTTAAATTTCGTTAGTAATTCACTATGTTTTTCGTCCAATGACGTCATTTGTTTATGCTGAACATTCTTGGACATCTTTCAATACAATATGGAGATTTTGATGTATATTGTTTATGTATTTTCTGGTTTAGAATAGTTTTTATTCGTATTCGTTGTGAAAAATGTATCTAGATTATCTATAAAGTTTGATATTATGAGCAATTTTTATCATTATCTGGTTAATGGCGAAACTAGAGCGAATGTTCTCACCTATAATCCAACGCTTTTTAATTACGAGCTTGACCGAATACATAACTATATTGATAAACTACACGACAATTTAGATGGTACAAGGCCATCGAATAGGATCCGAACAGACAAAGTGTATGCAACTCTACTACGACGACTAATAACTGATGGAAATGGAACCATAAACATAAATGGAACAATCTATGATTTTAGTATAGACAGTGTGCATAAGTTAGCAGAGGCATTAAAAAGAAAGGACGGAAGCACGACCTTCGCGATTGGGGGTCTCCTTAAAACGTTGCCCGAATACAAAATCCTTTCGGGCGACGGTTTATATGCCCTGGCCCAGGCCCAGGCACCAGATGGTATATTCGCTGGAAAGCAACTTGAAGTAAACCCATTTAACCCCGCCCCGTGGGGTCGTGATGCAGTACTTACAGAGATACGTCGTCTCTATGGACTAGGTGCAAACAGTTTTGTGAATGATTGTGGTTCTTCAGCAGCATATACTGTAGCAACGGCACAAATAGGAAGTCTGGGAGAAACATCTGTGCTTTCAGGTGTAGGAGATTCAAGTTCAACAACTGCGATGCTTTCTGTACAACAATTCCAAAACTGGCATCAAACGTTTATCCCATTTATGCGTCATGGTCAGCAAGTGGTATATGTGTATGCGGCGCCTTATCATAATAACCAGATTTTTTTATGGTTTTCGCTTCTTCAGGATGAGGGCATTTCTCAAGCAATACAGACTAATATTCTGAATCGAACTCGACAAGATAATCTCCTATTTTTTTCCGGTGGTAGTGCGGATGGAACTCGGGCTACCCCGGCAGATGGTACTCACCCGTATCTAGGTGTTGCTATACCTTGGAATAATCCGGAAGGGTACCCTTCAGCGGGGCAACTGGGTGGTGCATGGACAATTCTTGGAAAAGTATACGATAATGGACCAAACGACGCTGCAGACCAAGACATTCCGACTTTACCCGATGTATCGAATTATATCGCATCACAGGGGTGGAATCCAGCTGCAAGATCATGCTTAGATTTTCTTCTTACAAGAAATGCAGATGCGCTTCGGGCAAAATTTCAAGTCTTTTTGTATATTGCGATGTATATTTTTGGTATAACAGCGGTAGGAGATGAAGGGACTCCCGAATACAATAAATTGATTTTGTTTTTAATGTTAATCAAGCATTTTGGCGATAGATGGCGCGGGATTGATTCGCTGTTGTTATCAGAAGCGCGTAATCGAAACCAAGTCGATTTTGACCAGATCTATGAATTGTGGGAAGCTCTAACCGGGACATTCGACTCGTTTTTAATAAGATGGATAGTTTTAGCTGGAATGTATGGTCTCTATATCAATAAAGGAACAAATCTTATACTATCTGATATTCGTGCCCCACTAACAGACACAGAAATGTTTGATGCGAAGCTACGTGCGTATAGTGTGGTATATACCGATTATGATGCAATGAATACTGTCTATCATACTATAAACCCAACGACTCAGCAGCCGCCAACGACTCAGCAGCCGGGGCAACTCCGGACAGACGCAGTTACACTGCGGCAGGATATCTTTAATATTGCGGAATGGTTCGCTGTATTTTTCCAAAAAGCACGTCTTCATCAACCACGTGGGAGAATATTTCGAAAAATAGCATCTATTGTTGCACCGAAATCATTTTCCACAGAAATAGTAATACATAAACCAGCAAGAACCTATACTGGTACATATGTTTACCGAGAGGAAGAGATGGGTATATTATGGACATGTTTCAATATGTTACAGATATTTATAACTAAATTGTCTAATATGCAACCGTTTGACCATTTTAATATGGGGGCACCTCGCCCTGCCACAGATTTTATTGCTAGTAATCGGGATTACCCTACACAACCGGAAAAGGCTGCACTTGACACTGCATATACTTTTGTAACGGGAATAGTAACACCTTTGCGAAAAGAATATTTTGCATACATAGACAGTCAAAAGGTGCGGACAGTATGGAATAACGTGCCGGGTCAATTTACTAACTCAGGCATGTTACTATTTGCAACACGTGTAGTTAATGGACTAAAATTAGACGTTAATGAATATGCTGTACCCGGCACAGATATAGCCCCGTGGGCATTGGACACAGGTATGACTGCCGGAACAGCGTTTGTCCAAGGTGTGACTGACGGAACAGCGTTTGTCCAAGGTGTGACTGCCGGAACAGCGTTTGTCCAACAACCTCTTCTTACAATGACCATGGTAGGAGGAGGAAGTAATCAAGTTAAAAAACAAACAGGGGGCACTAGATTTGATGTTCTAATCAATACAATTCGCACAAACATTATGAACCAAATATTGCGTGATATTGGTAGTACAGGCAACACTCAAGGACCCTATCCAACATTTCATTTTACGTATACATACAACATGGACAGCAGGTCCCCTTATATATATGTATATATGAATGGGAACCCCTGGAAAAGCTTCCCATTTCCAATCTTTGCGGAATTATATCAAGATATAGAAGAATATTATTTTAGTACACCGCAACAACCTAGAATATTCACACCGAGCCAATTTGAAAACTTCAGGTTTGAACTGTATCACCGTGTTAGCACGAGTGGTCACACTGAAGAATTTCTAGCTCATCACCATGTCAACGCTCAAGAGATGGGAATGGAAGGTTTGCGACAAGTCGAACAGAATGATGCTGCGACTCTTAGTGGGAATAAAGCTTTAATAGATACACTGGCTGCATCTGCAGGCGAGACCGACAATGATGGAGAACTAGATGCATTATTAACTGAATCTTCTACGATAAAGCTAGTTGGTCATTTGAGTACGACGATATTGAATGCAATAGGCACATCTATGGCTTCAACGGACTTGGTGGAATCCACAATTGTGAGAGGACACAACAGTTATCAGGGACAATCAAAATATAATGAATGGGCGTCTCTGCAGCGTGACCGGAATTTACCGATTTCACACGCATCCTCGCCGGGGTGGCCAGTAGATGTAGCAGATTTTAACAAACGCAAACAATTGGGCGGCGCAAAAAAAGATGTAGCAAAAAAAGGTGAAAACCAAAGATGGGAGGTGCTATTCAATAAAAAGGCATACGGAGATTCGATGTCCGAATTAACAACACTATGTCGAAATAATGCAGAAAAAATGGAAGACTGTTATGGCGATGAACCTTTTACTGATGAAAATTACATAAAGTATTTGGAAAGTAAAATTGCTCTTGATACGTATTATCTAAGTTTGTATGATAATGAAGCCCTTGAACCAAGATATGTTAATTGCACCAAAGAAGAGTTTTCAGCATTTTTTGATAATAAGGTGAAGGAGGTTGATGCAGATACGGACAAACGAATGTTAACAAACACAATTAAGAACTATCAAGAATCAATCGAACAAATTAAGAAAGACATAGTGAATGAGGCTTCTGTTGAGAAGGCGGCTGCTGAGAAGGCTGCTACCACTAAGGCTGCTGCTACTAAGGCTGCTGCTACCACTAAGGCTGAGAAGGCTGCTGCTACTAAGGCTGCTGATGCTGAGAAGGCTGAGAAGGCTGCTGCGACTAAGGCTGCTGCGACTAAGGCTGCTGATGCTGTTGAGAAGGCTGCTGCTCAGGCTGCTGCGACTAAGGCTGCTGCTGATGCTGAGAAGGCTCTTGCCGAGAATGCTGTTAGAGCGCAGGAAAGGTATAATGCTAGGATGTATGATCTGAAAATGATGAATCGAATGTCCGGCGATAATAGAGAGTTGTTGCAGGCATATGGTGGAAAACGCAGAACGAAAACAATGAAATCGAGAAAACCACCAACAAAAAGAACCAAGAAAAAGCGATATGTAACCAAAACTGCCCATAAAAAGAAAACCAAAAACGCGAATCGTTCGAAGAAGAACAAAACGCGCAGAAAGCGTCATTATTAAGTATCTCTTTCAATATATACAATGTCTGAATCAACTGATATTCATATAGACATACCCGAAACCACAAAAATAAATTCCAAACATTTGAAACGTATGGTGTTCGTGATGAATGCTCTAGAAAAAGGTTGGGCAATAAAAAAAGTAGAGGACGAATATATTTTCACAAAAAAGCATGAAAATAAACGAGAAATATTTAGAGAGAATTACTTGGAAACTTTCATCCAAACCAACTTTGATATGGACATTCTACAAAAAAAATAACGATTTGTGGGTTTGAGACTATTTATAAATAATCTCAAAACGATTCAAGTGTCGCTCGATACACGAGTGCATTATGACTATAAACCCTTTCTGAAAACGCGATTATGCAGTCATCTGCAAAAAAAAGGCATATTGACTCTAGACCACGCTCGAGTCAAAATAGTTTAGCAAAAAAGTAGTAAAAATCGAAACAACCCAAAAAGAGTAAATATGTCCATTTATAGATAAAATGGTTCACTAATAATGGTCATATAAAATGAAAAAATCTGTAATTATAAACATTTAACAATAAAACGATTTAAAATGAATTAAATCCCTTTTTCCGAAATTATTTTCTAGAACAAGAGTATAAAGAGACAATGGCTGGAGCACTCATGCAAC